CCGTCATGCGGCCATGCACACGGCACCCAGTTCGGGCGCGTGTTGATCGCAGACGCATGCTGTTCCGGTGTCCGTTGCGACTCGCGGTACGTGTCGTAGACGTAGACGATGTCGTCCTCTTCGTCCCAGGCGACTGCACAGTAAGCAGTCGGATGCTGCCATCCGAAGTCCAGGCCGGCTATACGTAGGAAGTGTTCCGGTATGACGAACGGTTCGCAGATCAGCTTGTCTTCAGGTACGGGGAACACCAGGCCCGAGCCCAGGCTCGGTCTCCCGTACTTGCGCATCTCTCGTTCCATCGGCGGATACGCCTCGAGAATTTGCGACATTGCTGCTTCGGTCAGGTGTCCTGGGTTCTTCTTCAGGGTCGACTGCACTTCTTCGCTGGCGTCGTCCCAGCTGCCGTGGCAAAGCGCCTGACCTGGGCGCAGGTTCGTGAAGAACTGCGCTGTGGTTTCTGACATACCCGATTCGGGCGTATATGTCATGAAGACCGTTCCCTTGCGGTCGAGTGTTCTGGTTACCGCCTGGGTGTAGATTTCTCGTGGGGGTTCCTCGTCGAGCCATATCAGATCACAGCTGCGACCCATCCAGATTTCGTTACCGGTGAGATACGCCTTAAAGTACAGATAACTCGTGCCACCGGAAACGTGACGGATGATCGCCATTGCGACCGCATTCGGTACCCCTGGTTTTCTCTGAGTTTCAACAATGCAGCTCTTCGGGATCATTCCCGTACCGAGCGCGTTCGGGTCTCCTGGTGTTCCCAGGAGCTCTGCCTGGACGATGTCCCGCACCGTTTCCGTCGAGACGCCGCCACACCAGACTGTTACGGGTCCGTCGAAGCGGACCCCTGAATACCATTCTGGGTAGCGGCCGGTAGCTGCTGCGGCGGCAATAAATGCCCCCGTTCGGGTCTTGCCGACACGGTTGCCGGCACACAGTACCGCTTGAGATGATTCGGCCGTTGCTTCGATGAACTGCTTTTGGAACGGGTACGGATCGTAGAGCTCGATCTGGTTAAACTTTTCCCGTTCCTGGATCGTCCTGATCAGTTCGATTTCACGAGCGATGTCCTCTGGAGACATCTGCTCGACTGCAAGCGCCATTGCGGTTAGTTCACAAATTCGCTTTTGTTCGGCTCGTCAAAGTGAGCTTCGACAGTGGCAGTGCCTTCAGCTCGCAGCTCCTCCAGCTCTGTGCGGAGTTCGTCGGTGGATTTTTCCACCGTAACGGTTTCGACCTTTTCCGTGGGCTTAAGACCGGCGCGGTCCAGGATGTCCCTGGTAGCCTGAAACCTCACTTGTTCCGACTCGCTTTGCAAAGCAAGGCTTTTGAGCTGATGCAAGGCTTCAGGCACCAGGTTCTTGATCGCGGCTCGAGTCCGTTTGTCGATCTCCGCCTGGTAGCGGTTCTTGAGCTCGTAGCCTCGACGGCTGGCGCCATTCTCGCTGTAGCCAGCCTTGATCGCGCTCTGGGTAGCGTTACCAGTCGCGACGTAGACTTCGATAAACTTTTCTTGCTGGGGCGTTAGGACAAGTTTCATTGTTTTCTCATAAGGTCATCTAATTCGGAATTTCCGTTTATCTTTCTGAATTTCCCCAAATTCAGTTTTGGACCAAATTTCCCCCCCTAATTTGCAGAGACAATATCGTTTACGTTTGCAAAAAAATAAAAGGGGGTGGGGGGGGCGCCCAGAATCCGCCGATTTTCAGCGCATTTGTGGGACTTCGGCCCATTCCAGGGCAGCTGGGTCTTGGGTAAGGTACCCGATCAACGCTAAGTCGTTGTTTTTATTACGCTATTGTCCTGAATGTACACCAAATTCGAGCTCGATGTGTACCAAACGTCGATTTTGTGGGACTCTGGCCCAAATCCTGGACATCAGGAGCGTGAGAGAGTGGGGGCAGACTACATTGATCTAAGACGTCAGCTGTCGCCAATGTTACCTTTGTACAGATAACTTCTAGGTGCTGTCAAACCATTCAGCAGCTTCGTTCCAACGATTGACCGCATGCCTGATCTCGTAGTCGTAAGAATCGATCGTGGACTCAGCGATTCGGAACTTATCCTCGTGCTTCTTCTTCCACCATGGAATACCCAACGCGAAAGCTTTCTGGCCTGGCGTCAACAACGTATCGTCACGAACGCAACGTAACGCGAGCTCAGCAATCTGTATGTCAATGTCACGAACCACACCAGCCTCGACGTCACTCTTATCGCGCACCGTCAGCGCGATGTGACGCACGAGCTGAGCCCAGACCTGACGCTGCAGTCCGTAAATGAATCGAGCATACAGCGCGACCTCATGCTCAACACCAGCCAGGACGTCACTGACTTCGGCGAGTGTGATGTCTGGAGTGCCGCCGGTTCCACGTTGAACCTTCGCGGCCTTCGCACTCAACAGCTTGAAGTGCTCAAGACTCAACATCGAGATCACGACGCACGAGTGCGCACCAGGTGGAAAGTGTAAGGATCACCTGAGAGTGTCCGAGGTCATCGCGCAGCTCGCGGATCGAGCACATCGCTTGCCAGTCACTACGATCGAGACGCCAGATCAGTACCGGCTTGAGACTTGCTTGCATTCCCTGGCGCACTGCTTGCGCCCACCAGTCTTTGATCCTGGGACTCTTAGCTCGCTTGCACTCGATCGCCCAGCCAGGAACACCCGTGAGATCAGCATGCCCTGCTTCGGCGCTCTGCGCCATCCAGTTGCGCCTCACATCGAGTCTGAGCTCTTCCTTGAGAATGTTAGCCAGCTCGAGCTCGCCAGCCTTACCCTTAGTGCGACTGTTTGTCATTCTTGAATAGCCTCTTGTAGATTGCCTGATTAGGCGGATAACTCTCGGGATCAGGTTTTGACGTAACACCTGAATCGACCCAAACCTGGAAAGGCCAACATGCCAATTTATCTGTCATACAATGACCACGAAAATGACATTCTTGGTCACATGGCGCTGAGAGCTCCTGTACTGTCCCGTAAAGCGATTCCTCTCCAGTGTAGCACCTACCACAGCTATCCTTCTTACCGGCCCTTAGAAGGCGTCCTGGGCCGACACAGAGCTTTCCACACTCGCACTGACAATGCCATAACGCTCCCTGATGTGATCTGCCGGCCAGCTGCCACACCGTGAGCTTGCCGTAGACGTTGCCCTCTTCCCAAATCAGTCCGCGTGGCATGATGGTTGTGCGTGGTTTCGTGCATGGTTTGTCTCGTGGGGGCTGAATGGTGGCAGTGCATGGTCTCTCTCTCTAAGAGAGACCATACTGCCAACACCCCCACGGCTCTCTATACCGACGTTCTTATTCATGGTCTCTGCATGGTCTCTGCATGGTCTCAGCGACCCCTGAGCCCGTTACTCCTGATCTCCTTACACCACTCCTGGACGAGCTCTCCACGCATCACCCATTCCCTTACGTACTTAACCGCAACGGGTCTGGGACACTTGAACTGATGCATCACCCAGGCACCTATCCATCGATCTGACTGCGGCGCCTTCGAGAACGGTTGCCCCCTATCCCATCGCACGGTCGCTTCCAGTGCTGTCTCATGCATCGCACTAGACGGTAACGTGTTCGCCTCCTGGAACTGCTCCGCCAGCTGCTCGCTACAGTCGATGAGGAGACCGCTGACGCGGTCTCTCACGTACGTAGCGACGGCACTCATACCGAAGTCGTTACTCTTAACCACTGCGCCCTGGACCAGGTCCAGCGGTCCGAGCGGCGTACCCAGCAGCTGCTCAGTCATCAGGCGATCGTCATGCGTTGCCGGCCAGAGCGCGTAACTGAGCCGTGAGCCGTCTACCAGGGCCGAGCTGCCACGGATCGCCGCCCTGGCGGACGTGATGCTGTCGATGTTCTCCTGCTTGCGCATATGGTGCGACGTCAGGTGAGCTGACTTGGTCTCAGCACACAGCTGTGAGATGGATGACCAGTAACACTGACCCGCAGCGGGGTCATTCGCGTCAACCGCTGCCACGGCTTGCCAGGGGTCCATTAAGCTGCACAGAATCCCCATCTTGATGACGTTGTTGCAGAAGTCGTCCCAGGCTGCGGTCATCACGTACTGGCCGCCGACGCACTCGAGCAATGGCCTCGTGCCGCCGGCGTCCGGTAACGGCACAATGAAGAGATTGCCCTTTAGCTTCTTGTGCTGATCCGGCGACATGATGCTGTTAAGACGACGGTGTATCGCGTGCTTACTGTCTTCAGCGGTCACCATCAAGACCTTGCCCTGCTGCATCACCTTGCCGCCCATCGCCCACTGACCGAAGGCACCGGGGCCGGCCGCGATACGGACCGCTGCGTCGAGCATGAGAAAGCTTTTCCCGACTCCGCCCATACTGGCGATCAGTCCTGGCGTCACGGGCAGCACGTCCTTGATGATCCACTCGATCTCTGGCGCCCAGCCCTCATAACGCTCGATACCCCACTTCGAG